CACCAACAAAAATAAAAATCGAATTGTTTACATCTTTGGTGGCGTAAATGCCTCTAATACGATTGTCAGCCGCTTGGCTAACTTCAGAAAGACCAAAAAAAGGTCTGTAACCTCTTGCAGCGGGAATAACATTTGTAGCAACCGTAGACCCAGGATTTTGAAAATCCGACTGATCAGGTAGCCACTCACCGAAAGGTATCATTGATTTAACCACCTATCTGTACCCGCTGTGCGAGTGTTAAATACCGCTGTAGCCGGAACTATATCCGTCCAAGCCTCACCCATTTCTTCCGCAATCGCTACACCTTCTATACTTAGGTCAACAGACGCTGCATACACGGCTTTGTAATTAACACCAGTAGTAGTGCTTCCGGTTATTGAGATTGTGTCAGCCGCCGCAACCGCAAATGTTCCTAAGACGTTACCTGTCGCTGTTATAGCGATATTTGCAGTTCCGGACGTTTCCACAACTCGTGAGGACGCAACCGCTGTACCAGTAATTGCTATTGTTGCTGAAGCCGCAAAAGACTTAATTAATCCAAATTCAAAAGACGTAATATTTGCCGTACCACCCATGCCTGAGTGATTTGTGCAATAATAATATAATGTGCTTGGTGTACTCGCAGAAACAGTTATCTCAGTATAAGCGTTAGCCGTTCCAGGTATGCCAGTTGTGGTAACGCCTGTGGTATATTCTGAACCACTATTATGAGAGCCATTGGCAGTAGTGGAAAACCGTAGCGGGTGGCCTGAGTTGCTACTATCAGACTGATCAAACCTATATGTGTTCCCGACTACAAGCTCTAATGTAGGACTCGCACCAGATAAACCCGCAATATAGTATTTATTACCTGAACCATAGGAGTTAGTACCAGACGCAACGGTTACATCATAAACAACAGTGGTTGCCGCGTTTATTGTAATTAATGCAGTCGCAGATACCGCCGCCTTAAAAGTAGCATTACCTGTGCCAGTAACAGCAATATTTTCAGCCGCTGCAACCTCGAATAAATTGATAGTATCAAGATATTCTAACGTGCCATAAGAGTCTAAACTATCAAGCGTACCCCAAGTATCTAGCTGATCTAGAGTGGGGCCAATAATTTCAGCCATATTAAGCCGCCGTTATGTCTAAATCGCCAGTTGCAACCCTTACAATATCTCCTGTCGCTATAACTTTCGATGCACTAAACGCACCATGAATCAAAAGGTTCCCAGAACTCGCCGCATCAAACAACGCCCAATGGCTTACGGTTCCCCAAGCACCAGTAGCCGCACTAAACTCAATAGTTGAGTCATTGCTTGTTGTGCCACTTGCTGCACTTGCAAAAGTAATTACTTTTCTGGAATAGTTATTACCTGTCAACTCTGTGCCTGAGTTATCATCACCAAATGATTCAGTTGATAAACCCAAATACACCGCTGAAGGGGCTGTAAACGCCGTTGTTCCTAAAACGTGATCTAATACCTTTAGCTCAAGGTAGTCTGACATTGCACTCATTTTTACGCTCCTAAATAATCAGATTTCATTGAAAGCGAACCCGCAAAGAACGCTTTATCATTATCCTTATTAATCTCTTCTATTGCTCTTGAGAAAAGTGTGTCGTACTGCGCGGCCCTTGCCTCATCCATTAAAAAGATATGTGCAGCGGATAATGAACCATATAAATATACGTCTGGGTGACGTGTTAAAACTGTGTTGGTAAGGTTGGCATCTGATAATGCGGATATATCCTCACCGTAAATAATCTCTATTGTATACGCACTATCTGGAATAGGACGCATAGCAATCTCAGCGCCAATAATTGTATAAAGCTTTGGCCTACCGCCACCAGAGGAAGCATACTTTTCATAGTAATCCTTTGGTGTTGCATAATCTAAAACTTCAACCGAACTTGTGTTATTCTTAACAAGCCTAATACGCCGTAAATCAGTTGGCAGTGATATAAACTCATCACCGGAAGTCGTTAGGGCTGTCGCACGTTTTTCCTGTGACCGCGTTTCTAGCTCCCTACTCATTCTTGACTCAGCAAGAGATATAAATTCAGGAATACGATCAGTTAAATCGGAACGAGCCAAAAAGTTAGCAATAGCTGTCTTTAGCTCTGTGTACGTTGTAATCGCCATTAGATAAGCCTACCGCCTGTTGCCTTAAAACCTTTGTTTTCTTCAAGCCACTGCATCCAAGCTTTCGGATTGTCCTTTGGTTGCCCAAACTTTTCCACCAAATGATGATAAAGAATGGCAGGGATTTCACCGACTTTGTGCTTATGCTTTTGAGTATTCCCAATCATATCACCGTAGCGATAATCATTGGCACTCTCTTTTGCTAAATCCTTCACCGGATCAACGTTCACAGTTGTTGTAACTCTGTGGCCATCAGCGCCACTTTCAAAAACTGTGCGCTTCCCTGTGATTGGATCTAAATTCAGTAACTTTTTCATTAAAACCTCAAATAAAAAAGGGGCGAACTAGCCGCCCCTAGTGTTGTGAATATGGAGAAAATTTAAGTTCCATCTAAACCAATAACCGCCGCATGTGCCTTGGGCGCTTTGACGATTAAAGTGTATTCGCTCACAATAGCGAATTTTGTGGCGTCACCTGTAGCGGCAACGTCACTTACGCTAAACATACGGCCTGGGAGGGAGCCTATGCAAACGTAATCAGTATCAATCAGATATACCTCTGAGTTGTTAGCCTGACGGTCAATCGTTACAGCCAACTCACCAAAATCACTCAAATAAAGTGATACTGAGCCGACGATAGCAATATCGCGTGGTGCAGTGTAGTTTAACTGCGCCGTAGCAACTGAGCCTGATGATAAATCAGAAAAGTTCTGCTTATTTGTTGGTGACATAAGCAACATATTCGGGCTTCCACCGTCATTGTATGCAGCCAACATAGCAGCATCTATTTGAGCCAAAGTTAAAGATCTAGCTGTACCAGTTAAATCAGCCACATCTGACCCATCACCAGTAGCAAATGCCATATCACTAGGCTTATCACCATTGGTAATCCAAGTAACAAGCTTCGCGCATTTACGCGGATCTGAGCCTGAACGAGCTTCATTGGCGAATAGAGATTTCTCTATATCGCGCCGTTGCTCAATTCCTTTTAGAACTTTCACATCAATTATCTTCGCCTAGTGTCGTTAATACTAGACCGTCTTTCGACTGCTTATGCTTTCACATAAAGTTGAGACTATATCACATCAGCAACTTGCTGATCCATGCGCTTCCACTCACTTGAGTGTACTTCCTTACGGAATAGTCGTTGCACCTTCCCTTTGCAGGGCTTGGCTCAGGATTACCATATCATTTCTGACTTAGGCTTTCCCTGAGTTCACATGGTTTATACTGCGCTAGTGTAAAGTCAACGCAGTTTCCTTATCACGCCCCGCTTTGTCAACAACATCCAAAGTATTGGATACTGAAGCCGCTTGGACCGCAATTTGGTGGTGGTTGCCAAGTCGTGTTGTTACAGCGGGATTGACGTATGAATAATCAGCACCTTCATTGGCGTGATTGTCCGCTGCCGCCGCTGCAAGCTCTTGGACTTGCCATTCGTGAAAGATACCTTTTGTGGTTTCTTTCTGTGAGTTTGAAACTAGTGGAGTTTCATCGGGATCGCATTCCCTCTCACCTTTCGATGAGGATTGGACTATATCATAACTATAACGCAAATGTAGCTATAGTTCTGGGCGCTCTAGCCTGTTATTAAGAGGTCTAACCTCTCAGGTAGTCTCTGAACCTTCTACCGCTGTGTAGGTAGCTTGGATGCTGATTGCCATATCATTTCTGACTTAGGGTTCCAGCAGTTCACCCAGTTTATACCGCACCGATCTTAGTTAATGCGGTAGATCACATCGCTGAGATCTTCGCGCTCTCCAATAGCTGTAGAGCTAGTATATGTAGCCATAATTGGCCTCCTTTAGATTAACGAGTTAAAAGATATTGAACAGCCGCATCACGGCTATTTGTTTTCTTCAGGTTTTCAAAAGCCTTACGCTTCCGATCACTTGCAGAGTCAGCCTTAGATTTCGGTTGACCACTCTTAACCATCTTAGGTGCGGCCTTAACTTTCTTCTTTGCAATGGGTTTACCCGACTGCAAATTGTCATAAAGGTACGCTTTACGCATTAACTCAATGTAGCGACTATCAACTGTGTTTGCTAATTCTTGATCTGTCCAACCACGCTCTTTAGCGTAGCTCACCAAAGCAGCTTTTTCTTTGGCTTCCACCTCAGAATTTTTCCACTCCGGTATCATTTCAAGTAATTTAGCTTGCTCACGTTGCAAGTTTTCTTGTTGCAAACGCAATTGTTCTGCCTGAACAGCTTGCATTTTGGCTTGATTGTCGCGCTCAGTATCGCGCTGTCTAACATATTCAAGTGGATCACTCTCATACAGACTATCCCAATACGCCTGATCCTTTGGTTGATTAGCCGTTTGTAATTGTTGCTGCATAAGACCTAAAGCCTGTTCATACTGTGTACGAACTTGCTCAGTTTGTGCTTTTTCAGCATCCAAAGCTTTACGCTCTTCAGACGCCTTCATAAGCCTTTTTTGAGCAGTTTGCTCAAGCTGATAGTTTTTGATCAACTCTTCCTGAGTTACATCATATTCATCACCATCAACCTTGACGCGATAAGTGTCTACGATTTCTTCCTCGTATTCCTCATCACTTTCCTCAGTTTCTACCTCTTCGGCTTCAGCTTGGCTTTCTTCAGCGGCTTCAGCTTCTACGGTTTCCTCTTCGGTTGCCTCTACTTCAGTTTCGGCACTAGGCTCTTGAACTTCCTCGCTTGCCTCTTCAGGGGCTTGGGTGTCCAAAAGTAAATTTACAGCATCATGCTGCGAAAGACTGGATTCAGATTGAGTACCAGACATATAAAAATCTCCAAATTGTTAAGTTACCTTCGCAATTCTTCCATTTGTTGAGAGGCCATCTTTCCAGTTGTTACAACACTTTCAAAATGCCCTTCGAAAGCTTCAAGCGCTTTCAACAAGTGGAAACATTGCTCACGAAAAGCGGTGTCTTGCGGATCACTACCTGACCAACCTAAGACATACGTTTTTCGTAATTCTTCAAATGCTTCTACAACTAATGGGTTCCGCAAAACATCAGCGGCCTTTGCGCCCCTGTCTTGCTCACTAATAAAATCTGTCATGCTCTTGGTAAATTATCCGATACCTGACCACCAAAGGCCAGTTTTTGTTGACGTAACTGAAGTTCAGCTTGTAGCTCTTGCCTACGTAGCTCAATTTCAGCTTGCATTTTCTCACGCTCTAGCTGCAACTCAGCTTGCATTTTCTCACGTTTCAACTGCAATTCAGCTTCAGCTTTTGCTTGTTCCGGACTTGGACCTTCCTGTTGACCCATCTGAGCAACCATCTGATCGACTTGCTCACCAGAGTTAAAGAACTGATCTGTGTCCTTAAATCCCGCCATTTCTGCGATTTTCTTCAACGTATTCACATATTGGCTTGGCTTCACAACAGGGTTATTCGGCCCTAATTGTTGTAACAACTGTTCTTGCTTGCCAAGGATCTGTAGCAACATAGCCATTTTTTCATCCTCACGCCCATTACCAAGGCCAACCTCAATAGATAAATCAAAGTTGTTTTCCATTGCGGAAGGATCAATCGCCACAAAGTCACCACGCATACGAATAGTACGCTTTTTATCTTGGTGCTTTTGTAAAACCGTAAATACACCTTTAGCCAAATCACGGCATCCGGTTTCAGCAAACACACGAGCAATCATTTCTATCTTTAGCTGTGCGCCTTGTATAGTAGCGTTTACCGCGCTTGCAGTGGTGGACTGCAAAGTAGATGGATCAAGCCCCATAGACGCCTTAGAGAAGCCTGTGCGCTGATCCCTGACCTGATCAACATACTCAAGCATGTTAAAACCAGTTGAACCGATCTGTGGAACAGGTAAAGCTTGCACCATTCCTGGTGCTCTTGTACGCACAACGCCACCAGGACGTGACGATAGCAAGTCAGAAAAGTTTACCTGACCCTCAACCGCTGCAACCCTGCTATTATTAGTCAAATACAGATTATCCAACATTTGACGCAAAATAGTGGATTTTATCATCTGCAAATCCATCACCATTTCAGCGACAGATCTACCAACCATTCTATGCGGCATTAAAATTGGCGATAATAACGCAAATGGCACATGGTCAAACGGTTCATTCTCAAGGATCTCTACACCGTCACCCAACGCCACAACACGCCGTAACTCCGGTATATTATCACTATCATAATCTGCACGAATATACGCCTCAGTCACCAAGACCTCACGCATAGCCGGATCATGGCTTTCATGACGATCACCAGACTCTAACTCTTCAAAACGTGCCTGACGTTCTGCTTCATCATCAAGATCATCATATCCGGCATAGTTTAACACCACATCAGCGTCATAACCTTGCTCAATCAAATCACCCGCCCGAACTTGAGTACGGTGGGCTATAAATGCACAATCCTCTAAAGAAGTAGCCCTACGAGAAAAAATCAGTTCTTCAGGGGGTACATTGTCTATCTTAACCTTACCGGATTTAGTCTTGCGCTTAATCTCAACGCTAAAACTTAACTCTTGCGGTACTTCCTGACCTGTGGCCTCATCAATAATACCAACTTCAGTCACATCCTGAGAAACAATCTCAACGCTTGGATCTTGCACCAGAAAGGTCAACTCATCCTCAGTCAAACCCTCTAATGTTTCATTCTCAACCGTGTCAGTCTCTTCCCAATAAAACTTCACACAACCTTGCTTAAATAACAAAGCGTCCTTGAACCAATTGTGTAAAACAGCAAAACCACGATTATCATTATTGATAGAAAAGTTAACTAAATCAGAGGCTTGCTCGGCTGCCTTAACGTCCTCTGGACCTCTTGCGTGAAAACGTGCGAACTCCGGTGAGGATGCAAACATCTTCATCAAAGATGGCATGATGTATTCAATCGTGTCTGAGACTTCCGTAGCAACCACTTGAGAACGGTTTTCTACCTCGTTTCCAAATGGCTCACCAAGATAATAGCTAAGTATATCTGTACGATCTTGTGAGAACTCACTGTCGTAATAGTTTACCGCGCTTTGTATCTCATGCTGTAAGGCACTGCGAAAACGCTCATCATCCATTTTAGGCATTACTTTTTCTTGCCGCCCTTTTTCTTACCTTTATGATATCCTGGCATCACAATTCCTTTCTAAACATCCCAACTAATTCTGGTTGAACTTGTCTTACGTTTTGCAGCCTTTTTAGCCTTGGCTGTCCTTGCTTTACTCGCAGGTCTACACGCCGGATAAGGACGCCCCTTATCCTTCTTACCGCTGCGTCCACACGGCTTACCTGTCTTTACATCACGCCAATCTTCCGCAAACCATTTGGTTAAACCGCCGCGATACTTAGCCATTAAGCGTATGTGCCCCCACGCTTCTTATACTCACGCACCAACCACGCATTTGCATAAGCACTAGGGTATACCTTAAACTTCTTCTTAGCCTCACTCTTCACACGAGAATAAAGCTGTTTATTCTTTGGAACAGGGGCTTTCTTAGGCATCAGAGGAATACTTCCCTGTTTGCGTTCCCGCCATACGCGATTTATACGAAGGTCTGCGCTTCTTAGTTGACTTCTTAGCGGTCTTAACTTCATCCACCATCGCGTCAACTGCGTCTGCTACTTCCTTCATTTTATTGACTTTTGGCCTACTATACATCTTCATATATTGCATGTTTTACCTCAACAATCCCACATTCTGCGTGACCAATAATTTGCAGAAAACTTGTCATTTTTACCCTTAATCCCACCAGAACGAGCACAATAACTCGCCTTGTTAGACTTGTTCCCCTTTTTAATGCTCATCGAAGGATCGCCAAAGGTCACTTTCTTAACGTTTGGCCCCTTCTTAGCTAATACCTTGAACTTCTTAGACCCACCTGGGGTACGCTGAACCTTGTTAAACCCAGGAAATGTCTCGCCGTTATACTGCACACGCCCACTTGGGAGCCGCTTAACCTTACTTGCTAATGCCATTACACAATCCAATTACTGTTGCCGTAGTCCAAATCACCAGAAAAACTATAATGATCTACCGAACCCGCCGCTTTC